CTAGTGTTATTATTTATTTTTTAACTAAATTATGTCTTAGCTATAATAACAATAATTTAAAAAGTTCATTAATTATGAAAAAAGACATTGTTAATTTAAAATCATTATCTTATTTTAATAAACCTAAAAATGAAAATCAAATAAAATACATTAAATACTTGAATGATAGTAAAATAAAATTATTATTCGCAGTTGGACCAGCTGGAACAGGAAAAACCATGTTTGCATGCAATACTGCTATAAGCGAACTTAAAAAAGAAAACATTGATAAAATTGTTATTACTAGACCAGTAGTCACGGTAGAAGAAGACATTGGTTTTTTACCAGGAAATATAAATAAAAAAATGGACCCATGGACTCGGCCTATATTTGATGTTTTTCTTAATTTTTTTTCACAAAAAGACATTGATTTAATGCTTCAAAATAATATAATTGAAATCTCTCCATTAGCTTATATGCGTGGTAGAACTTTTAAAAATTCATTTATTATTGCAGATGAAATGCAAAATAGTTCACCAAATCAAATGTTAATGTTAACAACCAGAATTGGTGAAGGAAGCAAAATGGTCATTACAGGTGATTTAAAACAATCGGATAAAGGTCAAAATAGCGGTTTATCAGATTTTATAAAAAAATATAAATCATATAATAACATAATAAAACACAAAACTGAGTTAGAAAATAATCACAATGAAACAACAATAAATAATGAAATAAAAATCATTGAATTTAATAACTCTGATATAGAAAGAAGTCAAATTGTTAAAAAAGTATTAGAAATTTATAGCACTGTAGAAGAAAACAGTATATATAATTTAACATATTCAGTTCCACAAATTAAAAATTCATCTACAACAATATTGACTAAAACTGCGGAAAATAAAAAAAATGTATCAGGTTGTGTTACTGAATTATTTATGAGCAGTCCATTTTTTAGTGATAGTGATGCTGCATTAATTCCAATACATCATATGTCTAATAATTCAAAATATAAAAAGTACTTCTATTAATTTTAAATAGTTAAAAAAATTGATTTATTGATAACAATAAAAAATAAATACAATATAACAAAAAATGTCTGAATTTGAATCAATTGAAAAATCCCAAATTCCTGTTGTTAACGAACAACAACAAGAATTAATTATTAAAAAGAGATTTATAAGTGGTGCAATCAAAAGTTTAAGCAAAGGTCAAGATTTTATCGCATTTGGAGAGGAAGAAGAATATGAATGGGGTGTTTTATTAGATGGACATGGAAAAAATGCCTTTATACAATTAATGAGGCAAGAAAATTGGAGGGAAATAATGACATCAGAAAACCCTTGGGAAACATTAAAATTAATTCTGGCTTTGAAAAAATTTAGTTATGGTTATGGTTCAGGAAGCACATTATTGATGATGCGTGCATTTTCAAATAGAATAGAAACTGTTTCCATTGGCGATTCTCAAATAGTAATTTATAAAAATCAAAATTTGGTATATAAAAGTATTCCACATAAGTCAGATAATGTATCTGAATTAGAAAGATTATCTAACAGACGAATAAGATATGTTGATTCAGATAATTCCAAAATGATATCTTCGAAAAAATTTCGCGTAAAAATTTCAAAATATACTATATTTGAAAATGGCACAAAATTAGCTCCTACACAAGCTATAGGACATAATGATATGACTGGTTACTTACCTGAAATGCATGTTGAATATTTTACAGAAGAAGATGAAATAAGATGTGTTTTATTTTCAGATGGGTTCGGAGATATGTTTTTATTTGAATCAGAAGTTGAAGAAGATTTAGCAAAAGATAAAGAAGATATTTTGAATATGAATGCAGAAGAATTAACTGAAAAAGCAGAAAAAAGATGGAATCAACAATGGGATTGGCATTGGGATATAGATAAACCAGAAATTTTTACTGTTACAAATTTTGGAATTATTAAAGATGATGTAGGAATTATAGTATGGGATAAAAAAAAATAAGTTATTAAAATTATTTTATAATATTTAGAAAAATTTTAATATTTATATTATATAAAATGAGTCACAGAAGAAGTCGTAGAGGAAGTCGCAGAGGAAGTCGCAGAGGAAGTCGCAGAATGAGTAGAAGAATGATGATGGGTGGTCAAATTCCCCCAAATTGGGGAGTAAACCCAAACCCATTAAACCCTTATCTTCCACATTTAGGAGGTCGTCGCAGAATGAGTAGAAGAATGATGATGGGTGGGCAATCATCATATTTAACAAATTATCCACTAAGCCCTTCACCTTCCATGTAAAGTGATGATGGTTCTTTAACCCTTTTGTAAATTAAATACCAAATTCAGGAATACTAATATTATCTCCATTTTTAATATATTTAGCGATAATATTTGGATTTACTTTATTACTAACAATATCTTCTGCTTGATAAACATTTCCTAATTTATCAATATAATAAATGATTCCCTGAATATCTTGAGCCCATACTTCAATTTTTTGTGTTTGATTATTTGTTTGGTCTTCTTGTGAGTTAACCACACCGTGAGGCGTTCCTTTTGTATGAGTACCACAATAACAACACTCATCTTTTTTTTTACGAGTGCATTGTTCACCATTTGCGCGTTTAGCACAACAACGGTCAAAATATGGGACTATATTTTTAACTCTTTTTCGTTTCATAAAATCGTCTTTATCCAAAATAAGTCGTTCATACTCATAAATATATTGAATTAATTCATTAATTTCGTCGCTTTTAAAACCTAATTTATTTACTTTATCGCATAAACTACCTTTAAATGTTGTAACATAACCCTCTATTTTTTTATTTAATCGTTTTTCCATGTTGTCTTTATATTTATTATGTTGATATATATTTAATTCAATTTTTAAATATATATATACAAAACAACTTAAATATTAAATAACATGATATTTTCTTGGCAAAATAAATGATGTTATCAATAAAAATATAAAAAACGCTAAATAAAATCCATATATATCTTGACCTATTCCATAAAAATCGAATATTTGGGTAACTATTTTTATTACTACTATTGTAATAACTATTATCATTATTATTTTAGTTGCCGACATATATAATTATTTAAGAAATTAAATAATCATATTTCACATAGTATTAGATTTAATATCAATTATTCATTTTTATCAAGAATATGTGCCGATAAAACAACTTGTTGTTCATAATCTTTAACAACCCATAATGGAAATTTTTCAAAAAAACTACCATCATCTAATTCAATTTTACCTAAATAAACACTATCATAATTATGTGTCCATAATCCATTTCTGTCTATTATTCTTAGTAATAATTGTTCATTTTTTTTATCTTTAACATTATTTATACTATTTAATAATATATTTTGAGTTATTTCAGATTCATCAATTATATCATTATTAATATTCATAGGTACTTTCATATTACCCAAAAATAAAGCACAACGAATTAGTCCTCCGTTTTCATTTTCATCATTTAAAAAAGACAATTTAACAGCATTTTGATAATTTGTAAAATAATAATAATTTCCCATTATTTCATTATTAGTTGATGGTGAAACACCAAATGTCAAAACAAAATCCAATTTATTTTTTGAACAACTAGAATATGCAGTTGTAGGTATTTCATAAAATAAACCGTTTTTATCTGATAAATATAGTAATTCTTCATTATTTATAAATAACTCTGTTATATTTTGCTCTATATTAATATCACATGTTTTTTTTTGATTTATTATTTCATCTATAGTTGCTAACCATAAATCATTTTCTTTACTCATTTTAAATCCATTTAATTTCAAATTACTACAATCAAAAAATAAAAATAAATCTTTTGAGTAACCTAAATAACCTTTAAAATCATAATTTAATTGCTTACCATATGTTAACCCAATTAGTTTAATTATTGAAAAACTTTTTTCCAAAACATTAAAGCTATTTTCATATTTAAAATTTGGAAAATGTAATAAATTTTCATTTTCTTTTTTTTCTTTAAATAAAAAAAATTCTAAAAAAGGATATTTATGCATTTCATTTACATGATAAGCACAAATATGAACAGTAGGTTTTTCATCTTTTTCATTAGCATTATTAAAATATTCAGTTAAATCATCATTTAATATATCTAACCCTTCATAAAAATATTGTGAATTTGTTTCTTTTTTTGAAGGTATAAATATTTCTTGTTGCTTATATAATTCATTTATTTGTTCAAATAAATTTACATATTCACTTTCAGAAAATAATTTTTCTTCATCTTCTTCATCTTCATCTTCATCTTTTTCTTTTTTCATTTTTGAAAAATTATTTTCTTCAAAATCCCATGCATCACTTATAAAAGTTTCAACCTTTTTACTCATACTTTTAGGAATAGGAATCATTAATATTATTTATAGTAATGATTCTTTATTTATTTATTTTACGCTTAATTGTTTCTTTAATTTGTTCTTCTCTATTATCCATTACAAATTTTGTAATCTCTTCAGCTTGCAGAGGATTCTCTGTAAAATAATTTTTTAATGAACTCATTAATGTTTTTGAATTGATTGGTTTTTTAACTTTATTTTTTTTATAAACTAAACTACCACCATTTATATCAAAACAATCTATTTCATTTTTTTTCATTACATTTACTAAAGATTCTGTCAATGTTTTTTTTTTATTTTTTCTTTCTTTTATTTCATTTTGCAATTTGACTATCTCTCCCTCTATTTTAATCCACTCCTTTATATTATTAACTAATTCTTCTTTGGTTTCCATATACAATAATTATATTATTTGATTTTATATTATTTCTTTATTATCTTTATTATCTTTATTATCTTTATTTTCATTATTATTTTTTTTATTTATTAAATTATAGTGTCTTGCACATAAATTTTCTTTAAATACTTTACAATTACAACTATTTCCTTTATTAACTCCTGTTTTTAATACTTGAATACATTTGTTATTTAATTCATTTGTTTGATTTGTTGAAATAATAACATTTTCATCTTTTTTTAGTTTTAAATTCTTTTTCATTATTACCTCTAATTTTTTAATTTCCTTTAATAATTCCTTTTCTTTTTTCAAGTCCATTTTTATTTTCATTTTTTCTTCTTTTTCTTTTTGTTTTTGCTCCATTTTCTTTTGTAATAAAAATTTTTTATGAGCCGTATATTTATGAACATTACAATATGTTTTTCCTATATCTTCTATTAATTCTACACATACATTTTTACATAAATTTATATTATTTGAAGCATCTAAATATTCATGATAACATTTCCCAATTATTGTTTTGCTATTTTTATTATCACCAATATGTTTTGTTTCATCATAATAATTTACACCATGAACTTTAGATAATCCAATTTCTTCATGATATGGTAATAATTCTTTTTGGGTTTTTCTGCAATAAGGACATCGAATCTCGATTGATTTTAATATATGGTTTTCCATATTATTATATTTTTTTTTATGATTTAAAATATCATTATACAAAGGTTTATAATTAAAATTATGACCACAACTCAGTTTTACATAAAATTGAGTTAATGGTTGATTTGTAATAAGACATAAATTATCATCTATATTTGTTTCTTCTTCTTTTTCATCCATTGATTTATATAATTCACTATAAAAATCGATATTTCCTTCAACTAAATATTTTACCATAAATATTTAGAATTTACGAAAAAGTCTTTATATTTATTATCTTTAATAGTTATAAATGTCACCGAATGAGTGGGGGCCACCAATATGGATTTTATTTCACACTTTAGCAGAAAAAATCAAGGAAGAAAACTTTACAGAATTAGGACCTCAAATATTTAATATTATTAAAAGAATATGTTCAAATTTACCTTGTCCTGATTGTTCTCTCCATGCAACAATATTTTTATCAAAGGTTAATTTTTCACATATAAAAACAAAAACAGATTTCAAACATTTAATGTATATTTTTCATAATGTTGTAAATAAAAAAAATAAAAAATCTTTATATAATGTTGTAAATTTATCTAAATACGCAAACGCAAATTTAATTAGTACATTTAATAATTTTGTTAGCAAATTTCACACAAGAGGTAATATGAAACTTCTTGCAGATAGTTTTCAAAGAAAAATTATTGTTACCGAATTTAAAAAATGGTTTATGACAAATTACAAATATTTTGATAAATAAATATTATTAACTAAGCATTCGTATTTCCTACTAGCTGTCCATTTTTATACAATTTACATTTAAATGTCTGTTTAGATGGCATTGAGCAAATTTCTTTATTTGAAGATGTTTCATTAAAAAATATATAGTTGTATAATTTTGTGCTGTACATTGATATTAAAGCAACAATACCTGCAAATAATCCTAGCACAACATCTAAAAATATATAAGTTTGGGTTACACATCCTAATTTAGCTCGAATACTAATATCTAAAAATAAATAAAATAAAAATGCAGATAACAACCAATAATTTATATCATTATTTAAAATCATTGGACCACAAATATAAGTCATTGTAAATGCTATAAAAAACATACTAAATGTTGCATTTCCATATTTACTGTATTGTATCATTGTACACAATGTATTTTTTGAAATATTCGGTTGTCCTCCCGATAATTCATATCCTAAACTTCTAAACCAAGTAAATACAATTAACCAAATCAAATAAATGATACCCTTGAAATTTTGAAATATAAAAGACATTGAAAACACTGATAACGCAACAATAACTGGTGAATAAATAGTAAATAATATTGCCAAATTATATGGTTGATACATTAATAATGGTATGTTAAATTCACTTATTGTCATTTTATATATAATAATAAAGTAAAATATTTATTTATTATTATGTTATTCAAAAACTAATTCAAATACATCATTCACATGTTTCACTTTATGAAAAATAATTCCTTCTAGTAATTTACTATCATTATATTTTTCTAAAAATTTTTTATAATCGTTTTCATTTTCTTCAGGAAATAAAAACTCTTTAACACCTGCTTTAATTCCACCTAAAAATTTCAAATCTAAACCACCTATTTTCGTAACATTTCCATCTAAAGAAATTTCACCTGTAATTGCTATATTATGTTTAATTTTTTTATTATTTAATAAGCTGTAAATAACAGTGGTAATTGCGGTCCCTGCACTCGGACCATCTTTTGGAATAGCGCCTTCGGGACAATGAATATGAATCCCATATTTTTCTTTTTCTGTATTATATTTTTCTCTCAATATATTTTGAGTTTTTAAGTCTGTTAATGTCCATGCTAAAGTGAGAGCAACATTCATGCTTTCCTTCATTACATCTCCTTGCATACCAGTTAATTTTAAATCTAGAAATTTTTCGCTAGGATACATTTTCGATTGAATTGGTATTACACCTCCTTTACCCATTGAATTCGCCCATAAACCATTAATAATACCAACAGCATTGTTGGTATGTATTTTTTTATTTTTAACTTCTTGTTTATTTTTAAAATACTTTACTTTTAAATCTTCTTTTTTTACAATTAATGGAAAATCCAAATTTGCATTTTTATTTTTTAAAATTTCCAAGTTTATCTCTCCAACTAATTCAAATAATATTTCCTTTAATTTTCTAACACCTGGTTCTGATGTATATTCATCAATAATATATTTTAAAGTTTCTTCTTCTATTATTATCATACTTTCTAATCCCATTTTTTTATAAACCTCTGGCAATATATGTTTATTTGAAATAACTAATTTGTCTTCCAATGATAAATTACCAAATTTAATTCTATGTATTCTATCTAATAATATTTTATCAATCGCATCCACATCGTTATAAGATAATATAAATAATGCTTTAGATAAATCCAAATCTATACCAGCAAAATATTTGTCCTGAAAGCAATCGTTCTGTGTTGAATCCAATAAATGTGTCAATATTCCTATGATTTCTCTCCCTTGTTCGCTTTTACTAATTTTATCCAATTCATCTATGAATATAATTGGATTCATGCATTTTTTATCCATTAATATTTGAACAATACCACCCCAAGTGCTACCTACATATGTATAATTAAAACCATGCAATGTGCTGCCGTTAGAATCGCCTCCCATTTGTATCATTGAAAAGGGTCTGCTATTTCCGTTTTCATCTTTTAAACAATTAGATAATCCGCGCTTTGCAATGCTTGTTTTGCCTACTCCTGGCGGTCCTTCAAATCCAAAACAATAACCATCTTGTTCTCCATTTATCCACTGACCTATTATTCTTTCAATTTGGGTTTTTGCCTCTGTATGGCCGTGAACTGAATTATCTAATATTTTTTTAACATTAGTAATATAATCTGTAATTTTATTAAAATTAACATCTATATTTTTTACTAATTTAATTGTTTTTTCACCATCGGATTCATTATTTTTATCTGAACTATTCATTTTATTTAATTCGATTAATTCTGTTAATTCGGTTAATATGTTTTTTTTAAAATCGTTATCTAATTCCAAATTTTCTATAATTAAGTCAATAAATTTAATTATTTCTTCTTTTAATTTTTCTTTATTTTTATTTAATAAATTTATTTTTTTTATACTAGAAATATTTATTTTTTCAGTTATTAAAATATTTATTTGTTTAATATTATTTATCAGAACTTGTTTATTACCTTTTATTAATTTTTTTTTAAAATGCTCACTATTGGTATCATTTAAATCATAATTTATAATATTTTTTATTTTTTTCATATAATTTAAAATTTCTATGCTTGTATATGTTTCTTTTACAGGAATATTTAATATAGCAAAATCATTATTAATTAACTCTTTAAAATAAATCCTATTTTCATTCATTAAATACAAAATAGGCTCCTTTTTATATATAAAAAATGGTATTTTTAACAAACCGTCCAAATATTGCCTTGCCTTTGAACCCGAATCTTCAGATTTTGATTTAATTTCTTTTAATTTTATCATTGCTTTTTCTTTAACTGTGTCATTTGCTTTTAATAAGCATATTTGCTGCTCTAACGGAATCTTATTTATATCAAAATTTGACAAATCATTTGTATATTGAATTGTTTTTTTCATTGCATCCCGAAAATATTGTTTAATTGGCCAAGAAAAACTATCAAATAAAATGGTTTGTTCGTGTGTATCTACATTTCCATTTGTGTCATTTGATAATAAGTCGTACAATAAATAAGCTAAATATTTATTTTCATAATTATCAAAATTTATTAGCAATTGTATTAAAATTGTTCTTTTTGTAAATAAATCGCTTGAAATAAACTCTTTCACTATTTGAGTCAATGTTTTTTGTTTTAATAACTTATATTGACTTATATAACCAAAAAATTTATTATAAATTTCTATATGACTATTAATTAAAAAATCTTTTAATGTCAAAGAATTAATAAATTTATTAAAAATATCAGTATTAAAATCATCATCTTTTGGTAAATTACATTTTATTTTTTCTTTTTTATCATTAATAAAATTATTATTCATAAAATCTAAAATTATATCATCAACTAAACCATAAACTAATATATTTTTTTTAAAACTATTATTACATATATATAATTTCATTCCATATACTTTATTATGAAACTGTTTTGTTGATGTTACCATATCAAAACACTCCAAATTTTTTGTTTTTTCATTTATAAAATCATCTGAGAATTGTGTTTTTTTAAAATTATCATCTTTTTTATTAATTACTCTATAACTTGTTGGGTGAAAGTATTTTTTTAATAATTCAAATTTATTCACTTCTTCGCTATTTGTTTCATTATTTGTTTCATTATTTATATAATTAATATTGCCGAAACAAATTATTAATAAATCTTCTAATGATTCGGTTCCATATAACTTAAGAAGTCCAGATAATTCGTTATTTATATTTTGAAGGTCAGTAATAATAGACTCAGAACATATTGGTTCGTTAAAATAACTAATAAGCTTTATTTTGTCATTCAACGCATTTAATGTATTTATACATGCATTTACATCACTAACTCCTAAAATATCCATAATTTTATTTTTTTGAACATTTAATATTGTTTTTTGAATTATATCATTAAAAAACGCTATTTTTTTTTCTACAAGATTTATTACATCATGATTCTCTTTTTCTTTCGTTTTTTTTTTACTATTTAATACTTTTTCATTCATTTTTTCACCCATTTTTTATATAATATGTTTATTTAATTATCTGGCATTTAGCGATTTTCTCTATATTATTTTGAATTATAATATTTACAACCATATTAAAAACAAAAGCATAATTTTGATAAACAAATCAATGGGAATACCTAGTTATTTTTCGTATATTGTAAGAAATCACATTAATATTATTAAAAAATATATAAAATCTTCAATGACTATTGATAATTTATATATGGATTGTAATTCTATTATTTATGATGCAGTACGCAGTATAAATTTTGAAGAAATTAATGAAAAAGAAAACACTGTTATTATTAAAGCAGTTATTTCAAAAATAGAAGAATATATAAATACGATAATACCAAATAAAAATATTATGATTGCATTTGACGGTGTTGCGCCTGTCGCTAAGCTTGAACAGCAAAGAAACCGTCGTTACAAATCTTGCTATCAAAATAATATTAGTAAAGCCATATTTAATAAAGCTGCCACCGACCCCTGGAATACAACAGCTATTACTCCGGGAACCATTTTTATGAAAGAATTAAATGACAAGGTTCATGCATATTTTACAAATAATTCAAAATATAACGGTAAAAATATTATTATCTCAACTAGTGACCAATTTGGAGAAGGAGAGCATAAAATTTTTGATTATATTCGCAATAATCCTTTAACACATTCAACTGAAACAACAGTTATTTACGGTCTAGATGCCGACCTTATTATGCTTTCAATAAATCATTTACCAATTAATCCAAATATTTATTTATTCAGAGAAACACCTGAATTCATTAAATCTATTGATAGTTCATTGGAGCCAAACGAAACATATGTAATGGATATTCCTGAGCTAACAAAAATTATTACTTTAAACATGAACAACGGCAATGAATTAACCACCGAACAGCAAAAAAATCGAATTTATGATTATATTTTTCTCTGCTTTTTTTTAGGCAATGATTTTATGCCACATTTTCCAGCAATTAATATTAGAACTGGAGGTGTTGATAAAATGTTAAATGCATATAAAGCGACAATTGGTGGAACAAAAGAAAATCTTACTGATGGAAAACGCATTGTTTGGAAAAATGTTCGCAAGTTAGTTACATTTTTATCTGAAAACGAAGAAGAAATGATTAAAACCGAAATGAAACTGCGTGACCGTAACGAAAAAAGGTATTTACCTTCAACAACTCCAGAAGAAAAATTTAAAAAGTTCGAGTCTATACCCACTTTTGACAGAGATATAGAAAAATATATAAACCCATTTAAAGAAAATTGGCAACAACGCTACTACAAGTCGTTATTTGAAAGTGAAAATAATGAAGAAAGGCTAAAACAGATTTCCGTAAATTATTTAGAGGGTTTAGAGTGGACCATGAAATATTACACTACTGGTTGTCCAGACTGGCGTTGGTGTTATCATTATAATTATCCTCCTCTTTTGCAAGATTTAATTCGTTTTATTCCCTATTTTGATACTGAATTTGTCCCAACAAAACCCCCATCGCCTGTAAATCAGCTTGTTCAGTTATGTTATGTTCTTCCGAGACAAAGCTTGCAATTTTTACCAAAAAAATTGTATAATGACTTAAAAAAACATCATTCAGATTGGTATCCCAGTGATTGTGAATTCATTTGGTCTTTTTGTCGTTATTTTTGGGAGTCCCATGTGGATTTGCCAATTATTGATATTAATAAACTAGAATTGCTCGTTGCCACCCATCTTGGTTGAAAAAATGCAGGCCCCTCCCTTCATTATTTGTTTGTTGTATAATATCGCGTTTATTTATTATAATGTGTTGCAATCAATACATTATATGGTGTGTTAGGTTGTTTATTTTTATTTATTTTAACGAGTAGAAATATAGATGGCATAGGCATTTCAGGGTGGCGGCGGCGAAAAAAGCTGAAAAGTATTTTGGGTTTTCAATTTTGGACATTTTTTTTGTCCATTTTTAAAAAGGGAAAAGACTTTCCAACATTTTCTCCCGCCGTTTTTCGATTTACACCATAATGCTCTTAAATGCATTTTTTTATAGTTTTTTTGTTAGCATATTTTTTAAAGTTTTTTAATTATTTTATTGGAAAACTATTTAAGCGTTTTTTTTGTATCTATTAAAGATACATGAATGATACAAAAAAAACTGATGCTTACAATTGCACTTATTGTCAATTCATTTCGCATAACAAAACAGATTATACCCGACATATTTTAACAGCTAAACACAAAAACAATAAAAAAAACGCAAAAGGATACAAAAAAACTGATTTTTTAAGTTTTGAATGCATGTGTGGTAAGAAATACAAGCATCATTCAGGAATTTGGCGGCATAAGAAAACTTGTGATGCTGAATCATATAATGATGAAGCTAAGGAAGCAGGCCAAGAAATATCTGAAAAGGACCTCATTATGCTCTTATTAAAAGAAAATAAAGAATTCAAAAATTTAATTATTGAACAAAGCAGTAAAATGCTTGAATTAGCCGCAAAACCTTCAACCATAAACAATACAAACACCTGCATGAACCAGCAATTCAACTTGAATGTTTTTTTAAACGAAAAATGCAAAAACGCAATGAATATGAGTGATTTTATCAACTCTATTAAAATAATGGATGATGATTTTGAAGACATTGGAAAGCTCGGTTATGTTCAAGGTATTTCTAATATATTTGTAAAAGGGCTTAAAGACCTCGACGAAACTACGAGGCCATTACATTGTAGTGACAGAAAAAGAGAAACCATATATATCAAGGAAAATGATACTTGGAACAAGGATGAAAATAAACAAAACATTATCAAGGCTATTCAAGATGTTTCACATAAAAATGTAAAATATATTCCTATTTGGAGAGAAACACATCCTGAATATTTAGACGGGACAACTAAAACGAACACACAATATATGAAAATCGTAAATCAAGTAATGACCAGCATAATACCCGATGACCCGAATGCGATAAATAAAATCATAAAAAATTTGGCCAATAATGTATGCATTGATAAAACGGTTTAGATTTTTATTTTGATGAATAATATGTTAATAATATGTTAATAATATATAAAAATGTTAAATTATGATACAAATTGTTATCATTTTGAAAAAATTATATTTGACAAAGGATTATTTGACAATTGTGTAGATGCTACATATATAATTCATTTGGAAGGAAATGGTAGATATGATGATATTATGCAACAACTCACAAAATATCAGCCAACAAAAATAACTTATATATTATTTAATAAAGGATTCAAAAAATGCAAAAAGAAAAATTATGTTAAACTACCAGGTCATGATTTAGTAGATGCATTTTTAAAAATATTTAAAGACGCTGATAACAAAAATTACAACAATATTTTAATTTTAGAAGATGATTTTTTTTTTACAGATAAAATATACGATGTATCTACAAGAAAAAGCATCTGTGAATTTTTAAACAGTAAAAAAAACGAAAATTATCAATATTTACTTGGTTGTGTGCCACTAATTCAAATGCCTTATTCTTTAGATTTAAAACATTATACAAGTTTAGTATCATTAGGAACCCATGCAGTCATTTATAGTAAAAAAAATAGAAAAATATTATTAGAAGAAAAACAAACAAACATAAAAGATTGGGATATCTATAATTGGAAAAATAGCACACGATATATATATGTTGAACCATTATGTTATCAACTTTTTTTGGAAACAGAAAATGCAAAAAACTGGGGCAGTGAAAATTTATTAATGTATATATTAGGTAGAATTACAATGTTCGTATTTAATTATTTTAAATTAGATAAACAGATTGAACCAGGATATCCCTTTTTTTATATTTTTTCAAAAATAATTTTATTTTTTATTATATTTTCAATCATTTTGTTTTTGATTTTATTTTTAACCCGAATAATACCTAATAAATTTACTAAAAACAACAAATGGTTTTTAACTTATAAATAAAAAGAATATTTATTTTTTATATTATTTAATGTGTTATTTACATAATTTCAATTATCAAATATGTAAATCCATTTAAAGAAATATTAATTATATTTTGTAACAAAGTTATGAATGAATTATCAAATAATAAAATAATAAACAATGAACCAAACTCGGATTCTACCTTAAAAATGAGAAAACCTAAAAAGCAAGAAAAACCAAAAAAAACAATGAAAAATGATGATAATGACGAAATTACTTTTAGTTTTCATATTACAAATCTTCATACTAATTGTTCCATTCAAAAATTATTTGAAAGTTTAAATAATTTAAACTTAGGAGAAGTATTTCAAATAATTATTCACACAAAATATAATAAGCATATAACTGAAAAAGAAAAAGATAATGATATTAGCCGACGAAGTGAAGCTTATGTTTATTACAAAAGTTCAAAAAATTTAACTAAACAAAATCCATTTTTAAAAAAAATATTAAATGCAAAAAATGCTAATAAAAAATACGAAATTTCTCATTTATTGGATGGAGTCGCATGGAATTGTGAAATAAATATTGATAGAAATTATCATTTTAGAACGGACGAATATATACAAAAACGAATAATTATTCAATCTATTTGCACTAGTAGAAATAGTAATGATATAAATTGGATATTTAGGGAACATGGTGAAGTTGAACAAATAGATATGGTTTGGGTTAAAAGTGAACAATATGAATTACCATCACGATGCCAATCCTATATATATTTTAAAGAATGGGGTGACGAAGAATACACATATAAATTATTAGATGAATTAAATGAAGTAGGGGTTTTTACTATTAAATATGACTATAAGGATTATCATGATTTATTATGGGTATATGAACTTTCTCCAAAAAGCGAAACAAATAATGAATATAATTTTGATTATGGTAAATATTTTCATTGGATACCACATGATGACCCAAAATATGGAAGTCGCTACGACGATGGAAATAAATTAAATTGGTTTTTTACAGATGAAGGAAGATTTGCTTATTCTAAAAGAATTGTTGATGACGAAATAAAAAAACACGGTGGTTTGTTTATTGGTCCAGAAAAGCATTTTTATAAAATTGAAATAGAAAGAAAACCTATTGAAATCTCTTGGACAACTAATGGAGATAACAATAATAATATTGAAATACAAAAATTAATTTTAGAAGCATTGCAAAAATGTTTGGAAAATAGTGAAATTAGCAATAAATCTAAAATTTAGATTTGTTTTAAGTTTATGTTTTGGTTAAAAAACGAAAATAAATATATATAAATAGTATAAAATGTCAATAAATGCCGGCGGTGCAAACAATAAACAAAATAATATTACAAAACAAGTCATCAGCGTTTTTCAAAATCGAGATGAATTTAACGAATTATTAAAGGTTAATCCTGGTTTAATTATAGTTAAATTAGGTGCAAAATGGTGCGGACCATGCAAACGCATTGCGCATATTGTAGATGCATTTTTTGCATCTTCACCAGAGTCGGTTATTTGTGCAGATATTGATATTGATGAAAGCTTTGATTTATATTCTTTTTTAAAAAAGAAACAGATGGTGAATGGTGTGCCAGCTATTTTATGTTATAAACGAGGCAACACTCATTTTGCACCAGATGATATGGTAACTGGTGCTTCTCCTAACGATTTAGATGCGTTTTTTAAAAGATGTGGTATGCATTTGACAAATGCATTGAAAAATTTTCCAAATCCATTACCTTCAAGAACAACCTCAAAAATAAATTGATTTTTTACAAATATTATAAAAAACTATTTAAATATTATCATTTAAATAGTTTTATTTATTTTATAATAAATAAAAATGGAAATAAATGAAGTAATACCAATATACAATGAAAAAAAAGACGATTATTTACGATTAATAACATCATACCAGTATATTTTTGAAGTAACAAAATGTTGTGGTTATGGAGAATGGGTTAGTGTTTATAAAGATTTACCGTTAAATCAATTATATGAGAATATAAAGAATCAATTTGGTGGTTTTTATAAACCGAATAATTTATGTGTTTTAGATAATAATTTAAACAAATTACACATTCCACAAGATGAAACAATGACATTGCGAACATTTATATTAAACAACCCTTCATTTTTTCGTCCTATTTATCCTTTACCTGCTTATGTCATTTATCGCATTTTTATTGACGATGGGTGCTGTCATAAAGCATTACATAATGACGATGTAAATGCGATTAATGATAATAATAAAACCTCTGATAAAAACAATGATGATGAAAATAAAAAATGTAAAAATACCAAAAATATATATTGTTTTTTGCACAATTGTATGTAATTGAAATTTTATATAAAATTATAGAAATAAATTATAGAAATAATAATATAAATATATAAAAATATAATTATATTTAAACTTATTATGACAACACAAAACAGTATTGATTTAGATATCACTAACTATAATCTTCAAGATATATTAAATTTGTTTAAAATACCAATTAACTTTACAGAGGCAGACCTTAAAAAGGCAAAACTAAAAGTTCTTAAAACACATCCTGATAAATCAGGATTAGATGCTGATTTTTTTAGATTTTATTCAAAAGCTTATAAAATGCTATATTCAATTTGGGAATTTAGAAAAAAAGGAGATATTAATGCAGAAAAAACCAAAAACACCGAATATACAAATTATAATGAAGAAGAAAAAAAAATATTATTGGATGATTTATTTGAAAATAACAAGCAATTCAAAAACAGCAGTCAATTTAATAAATGGTTCAATAAAAATTTTGAAAAAAATAAACTTTATAATGAAAATCAAGAGAAAGGATATGAATCATGGTTGAGAACAAATAATGATAGTGATAATCAATCTACAAAAAACATTACTATGGCTACAATGGCTAGTGAATTTGAAAAAAAGAAATCTCAAGCAAGGTC